AACAGGTTGGCATTCGTGGCAGCCACGTCGCTGGCAATAACGCTCTTTTTGCATGATCCGCTATCGCAACCGACGCCCGTTACATTTGACCCGTAAATGGTCTTGCCCGCGCTCACATCGAAGCAGTTGATCACCCGGTATGTGCTCGTGCCGGCAGTGTCCAAGATGTCGTGCGTGAACCCGAACGTCGGGGTTACCCCGCCCCTGAACGTGCAGTTCTCGATCACTGCGTTCGTGCAGGCGGTCGCGAACTCGATCCAGTTGTCGGCCGAACCGTCAAAGTTGCAGTTCTTGACGACTGCATCCGTTACCGCCGTCAGGTCGATGCACTGAGTCATGGCGCTGCCCGTGCTGCCGCGCACGGCCATGCCGTCGATCACCAGCCTGCTTGCGGCGGTACTGGCAAGTACCACCTGAACCGTTTCGTAGGTGGCCGAAGGGTTGAGGACTTCAATGTCCTTCAGAGTTACGCCGGCCGCCGTTACCGTGAACATGGCGGTTACGTCAACGGCCGCGCTGACGGTCGTGCGTACGTTCCTGATCGAACAGCCGGCCGCGCTGATCGGGATGTTTCCGGCCGCCAAAGAGAACGACAACAGCGGCCGATTGTCATTCTCACCAAGGCCAACAATGGCCACGTCAATGGTGTCCATCACGATATTCGTTGCGGCGCTGATGGTTTCCGCGTGCCGCGATTTGACGGCAACCACGTCCCCATGACTCGCCGTGCACGCATTGATAGCGGCATCTATTGTCGAGTAGGGACTGTAGAACGTCCCGTTGCCGGAGGTCGTTACACCGCTATCCACCCAGTACACGTCGCCCGATGCACCGTAGAAGTGCGGCCCCATGTACTCCGCCAGCTTCTGCCACGCAAATCTCTCAATCGGTCGCTTACTTCCAGCCATAGTTATATCTCCTATGTTGTACCGCCAAAGGAGGCCGTCCCCGGGAACATCCCGAAGGAAGCACCCCTAAATTGTAATGTCTATCCCATTCACCGTTATCGAACTCGTCCAAGGCCGGCTCGCATACTGCACTTCCGACGCATCGCCGTTGTAGCCGCGATTCCGTCCCTGCATGTCCATATCGTGCGCAATGCTCGTTGCCAGCGCCTGCATTGCCCGCTGGTAATACGTGCCCAGCGCCCCACCCGATTGCAGCAGTTCAGCCGCCGCCTTGCAGCAATCCTTCACCGTGTTAGCATGCTGCGGCCCGCCCGGATGATACTGGCCCGCTACCATCGCATCCAGGTTGACGTTGTACATGTAGGCCAGTGCGTAGTTGAGATCGGGGCGCGGCCACAGCCCTATCGTGTATCGCTGACCAGTCGCGCCAACGAACTCCGCCGGGATAATGCTTGCATACCTGGGTGCGCCTGCCTGCTGCTCGGCTATCGCATATTGGATCACCTGGTCGGCCGAGCGGATAATCAGCGGCGGAAAGAATGTTGTGACAGACTCGGTAGAAATGACGTTTATAGCGCCCACCAGCCCGCCAAACGCTGCGGGCAGATCGTAGATATCGGGATGGTAGTGTATCTCGTACGCGAGTCCAACCGCACCTATGCCAGTCCAGTCCGATGCAAGTTCGATGTTTGCCCCGTCCGTGCGTTCGGCGACCGTGAACGAATGATCGTCGCCAGCACCGTCTGTGATTATGATTGTCGCGTCATCATTAGCCCATGACGGCCATGTCCCGCCCCCGCCAAGCACCACCTGCGTATCGTCTTCTATAACGGTCACGGTGCCCGTATCGTATTCTACGATAGTGTTCAGCGTTGCACCGGGTGAGATCCATGTCCACTTATAGCCGGAGATTGGCCGCCCATTGACAATCACTTCCGGCGGGTAGAGGAACATCGTGTAGCCGTTCTTGATGATCCGCGCCAGCTTCGCGGCACTCACGATGTCCGGGAAAGCGTCCTGTATCTCGGTTACGAGGTCGGCATAACTCGACGTGGTAGTCGGCTCGCCGCCCGTCTCGGCCGCATCAGTCGTATGGGCAACAACCGTGTAGTCGGTTACGCCGTGCAGTATCCATTCGACCGAATAGGTGTACTGCGTTGCGTAGGCGGCATGGTCAGGATTGACTTCGGCATCTACCGTAATGGTGTACGAATAGCGACCCGCCGACAGCCGCGTCATGCTCGTTGCATCGTCTACGATGACAAGGCCGGTGGAGGTGTTCTTGACACCGTAGGTTGTGTCCCTTGACGAAAGCGTAGGCGTCGCATCGAGGTCGGTAGCAACTCCGCCAATATCAACATTGAACGCGATGGGCCATGTTTGACTCATGATTAGCTCGTTATATCAGTATTGCTTATGTGGATGTCCACAGGCGCCGCCGAAGCCGATAACTTCGCGCCCGTAGTGTCCGCCGTTATGTGGCCCGCCGCCACTTCGTCCCATACCTGATCCGCTATCTCCGATGCAGCAGACGCGGCAAGCGCCGCCGCTGTAATCAAGTCGTTTGTGATCTCGGCGGCATGCACCTGCAACTTGTCGGCACCGAATAGCGAATCCCACACGTTGGCCGGTACGATCATGTACTCGTGCCACACAGGAAGCGCTCCTGCTTCGATAATGGACACGCGCAGTCGGCCAAGTGTGCCGGTGTCCGTATCGTCAAGGCTGCCATCGTAGTCCCCGTTCTCGTCGTATGACGCACCAGCATCCGCTGCCCCCTGATCCGCACTTGCCGCCGCGTAGTTGCCGCCGTTCTTCGCCAGCCGCACATCGGCCTTCTGGATAGTCAGGCCCGCTTCCGGTGTGCTGCCATCACCGCTGTCAACAAAAGGCCCCCACTTCACCGTGACGGCCGTTGATTGCTTGAGCCATTGTGTCATCCGGCTCTCCTGCGTTTTGCATAATACATCGGAATACGAACAAAGGACTCTTCCGCACCCCACGCGCCCCACGTCGCCGGCGCGTTCATATTGGTATAACGCATCGTGACCCAATTAGCAGAACGGACGACGTTTGAGACGGTCACCTCGTCAATCTTGCCGTCGAACGTGCGGTCGCCAGCCGCCCTGTTCCCGATCACCAACGCGCCGGCGCTATCATCTCCCTGGGCGCCACTCGCCGTTCCTGTTCGCGTTAGGGCAACGCTAACGCCATTGCGCAAGACGACAGGCGCTCCAGCAACGTCCCCATCGTAGGTGATGGCAAGATGCTGCCATTCGGCGGTCGTATCAAACAGCCATTCGTAGTTGCCGGTGGCAAACTTCTGAAAGTAACTCATCTTGGCCTGGCTGTAGTTCATCAACACGATCCAGCCAGCGTTGTCATTCTTGCCAAGTGCGCGCCCAAACGTTGTGCCCGTGCCGCCACTGTCGGGCCAGACCCATAGTTCGATAGTGCGGTTGGTAAGATTGTCAAGACTCGCACCTGAGCCGCAGGTGATTCGGTCGGCCGCGGTGTCGAACTCGACGCCATAGCCGATCTTCCCGGCGTCCTGGCCGGCCACGCCCGTGCCGGTGCCGTCGTTGTTGTTGGAGGTTGAGTCGGCGAATCCCGATGCAACCGCTTCCTCGAGGTGCCAGACGCCGACGTAATTTGCATCCCACGCCGCATCTGCATCCTCGTGGTCTGCGTCCCCCGCCTTGCCGTAGTAGGCATAGACCGTTTGGGCTGTCGCGTTCGTCACGCCATGCCCCGCGAAGTAGTCCGCACTGAACGCGCCCGCCGCCACAACCGGGTTCTTCCGCTCGAAACTCAGGGGAGCCACCCCGTCCGAATCGGTGAAAACAAAGTCGGTGAAGTTCACCGCGTCAACAATGTGGGCGCCGAACACCGCATCCGCGTCGATGCGAATAAACGAAGTCCACGCGGCGTTTGTCTCCTTGACGTTAGCCGCAGGGATCACATACGGGCGTCGATATTTGTATCCGGCCAGCCAGCCCATCTCAAAACCTTTTCAAATTGTGCTTGACTTCGCCGCGATTCCGTGTCATGCTTGCATCATGCACTGGTTTCCCGAACGAATGATTGCCGCATTCTGGGCGCTTGTGGTCATCGCCCTACTGCTTCTGGCCAACTGGCTACTTGGCGGCTAATGCAACCTGCCGGATCGTCCCGTTCGCCTCAAGGTCGGTCAGGTGCGGCTTAACGTCCGCCGCCTTGCTTGCACACATTGCGGCCAAGGTGTTCTCATTCACCGGCATGCCCTGCACCTCCAGAATGCGGGCATTGAACAACACGTCCGCCGCCGTCAGCGGTTTTTCAATGCGATAGTTTGTTGCCATTGGGGTCTCCTTTTAGGCCGATGCTGCAACGGCGATACCTGGGAAGATTGGCCGCCATCTGCAATAGAAGGTGATGCCGCCTGTATCCCAAGGGTCTGCGCCGCTTTGCTCCAGAAAAACCACATCGTTGCCTGCGGGCGTAGCAACGACATACGTCGGCACAGCAGACGAGAGTTCCACCGTAGTGGTGGGGGAAGCATCATCCCATATTTCGCCTGCCACAAGATCGGTAGCGGTTGTTGCCGCTATCAACACGCTACCATCTTCCGTCTTGACGGTAAGAGTTTCCGCCAGTGTGCCTGTTATTGTTGCACCTACAACCCCAAAGATTTGTAGTTCCACCGCCGTGCCACCCCCACTGCTCGTTACTGTGAAGAGCGCGGTGCCGGGAGTTGTTCCTGGGTTGGCCTCAATCACCTTCTGCGCCACCCGCCACCCGTCGTAGATCGTGTAGCCACTGACAAGGGCAAGATTCGTGGTAAGCATGTCAACCACCGTGTCCACGATATCCAGATGCGCCTTCACGTTGTCGTCGGCGGCTGTGCCCGCAACCGGCCCTGTGTAGGCGCCGAGCTTGGCATGCGCGGTGTCGGCCGTCGCAGTGCGGGCACCTAGGCTCGCATTTACCAAGGCGAGTAATTCAAAAGGGAAGAAGTCCCCCTCCTGAAGGACTTGCACGAACGCATCGCACGTGGCCGCAGCGGTTCCCCCGCCCGCGTCCCGGTCGATGATTACCTGAACACCCAACACGTCCGGACACGCTACCACCAGCCACGCCGTCCTGTTGTCCGCCGGGCTGAACACGATCACGTCGGGTTGCGTTGTCAGCGTCTGTGTTATCGTGTCCGCTTCGTAATGCGTTCCATTATCCGTGTACGTCTTGGCACCCAGCGTCACCAGGCCTTCCGCGACCTCTTCTGGGTCGTAGTAGGTCGCCGTAGCGGCGCCCACCAAGTCCCCGCGCCGGCGCCACACGTTGACCTGATAGCCGAAGTCCTTGTTGGCCGCCGCCGTCCCGCCGAACTTGATGCGCACCGCGCGCGCGTCCCGGTTCGTAAGGTCAACGTAACCTTCTGCCTTCGTCGGCAGCGCCGTTGCACACGCCTTGATTGCGAGGGCCGTCGTGCTCGTTGCACCATCAACAGCCTTTATCATTTCAGAACTCATTGCTTTGTCTCCTGATCGGGATAGCGTTCCACCGCATGCCGCATGTCCGAAACTTCACTGGCAAGCTCGCGCACCGATTTTGCCATTGCATCCATCGAGCGCGCATACGTCGATAAATGGTTCGTCAGAAACTTCTCCGTCCGCTCCTCACGCACCGCATCGGCACGGTCGCGGCCCTGGATGTAACGAATGAACATGACCATCGCCGCAAAGAGCACCGCACCTATGCCACCCTGAATAATGAGTTGCGTCAAGTCCACGGGCATCCCTTTCTAAACAGGGGCACAGGGGCCGCACCGCGTACGGCCCCCGCACCTTTGGGTGGTTAATAGAGCTGGGCAGCCTGCCACCAGCCCACGTTCAGAACGTACGCCACGCCGCCATCGTTCTTGAGCAGCCAGAACGGGGTCAGCACCTGGCCGTTCGGGAAGCCCGCCGTGCGGATATCCACCGAGCCGACCTTCACGCCGTTGATGAAGTAGCTGACAACGTTCGCCTCGTATGTCAGGCCGAGCCTGCACCACGCAGCCGCAACAGTGGGCAGCCCCGCCGTGAGCGTGCCCACGCCGTCGGCTACCGTGGCGAACGCCGAACCAGTGGTCTGGTAGATGCAGTCCAGATTGGCGTCATTGTCGTGCAGGTAGGCAAACCCCACGAAGTCAATGTCCGCGATGTCGGCACCGTCGTCCGCCATGTCGTTGTTGGCCGTGGCAGTGATGTCCCGCAGCCCGACGAGCATGTTCAGCCCGGCGGTAGTCAGCACCGTCGGGTTGACAATGCACTCGAACCACATCTTGCCGAAGTTGGTATCAATGTTGATGATACCCGTCGGTGTGCTCGTCATACCCGAGTACATCAACGATGCCTGATCGTTGTCGCCGGCGTCGCCGGTGAAGGCCAGATAGTTTCTCAGCCCGTTCGTCGCGGCCGAGATCGTGGTGGCCGTATTGCCGATGATGGTAGAACCACCGTCAAGGAACGGGTAGTAGCCGTTTTCGTTGACGGTAGTCACCATCGTGGCAAGTTGGATTTTCCGCTCCCAGTCCTCGCGCTTGAACCACCCGATGTTCGACGTGGGCACCATCAGTTCCGACACTGGGCACGTGCACCAGATCGACGGCGACGGCCCCAGCGGAGCCTGCGGGTCGGTGGCCTGGTTTGTATTCACTCTCAAAGTCATATCAAGTTACCTCTCTTTCTTGGAATGTGTCAGGCCGCTTTAGCTCTTCGGCTCGACGGAAATGACGCCCACGCCCAGCCGCCGGTTCGTGATGACGTAGTTGTAAACACAGAACGTGTAGTTCGTCCACACGTCCGGCGTGTCCGCGTCCCGCATCGGCTCGTCCGTCCTGAAGTACTCGCCCTGCTGGATGAGCACCTTGAAGTAGTCGTGGTTCAGGAGGATGAACGGATACGAAGGAAGCGCGGTGCCCGCCTGGAACCAGTCGGTGTCCAGTTTCTTGGCCCAGCGCAGCGGCGTCCCCTTCACTACCACCTGACCCGAAAACTTGCCGAGGTCGGCCTGGAGGTTGTCGTTGTTCTTCCGGGCCATGACTTCCATCGTTTCCAACAGGTCTTCCGGCACGAGGGCCGTGTAGTTCGAGAACTTGCCGGCTTTCCAGTCGTCTACGATCAGCGGCACCTCGAACTCCATGTGGCGGTGCATGCGAACAATGCGCAGCACGTCCTCTTCGCCGAAGTCGTCGATGATGTTGTCGTGGAAGTACCGTGCATTGTAGTTCCGGAACAGCGCGTAGTCGGCATGCGAGCACACAATGCCCGCACAGCTAGCGGCCTCGGTCGTGTTGTCGGAATAGAGGGGCAGAGAGCCTTGGTGGTCTTGCGTGTCCAGCGCGGCCTGAGCAGCAGTAATGGGCTTGGCCCAATACTTGAGGCCGAAGGGCTTCACGCGGTCGGCTGCACTGTCCGGCGAACCGAACCCGTCTTCCTCAAGCTGCTTCGCCAAGTCGATCTGCATCTTCATCCTGCGCGGAATCACGATGCTCTTGAGTTGCGAAGGCATGCGGTTCCGGGCGGTCTCATCGTGCATGATCTCCCAGAAGCCATACGCCTTCACGTACGGGATCGAGAACTTGGCCGTGCTCTTGTGGATTGCACGGTTGATCGGTTGGCCCGGAAGCATCCGGCCAGCCTGCGCGTTTCCGTCGCGGTCGAAGAACAACAGGTCGTTGTACTCGGTGCCGGACTCGATTGAGAGTTTGTCTTTCTGCCACCAGCGGTTCACCACGTGGAACTGTGTGTTCGCACTGATGACCTCAAGCTGGGGAGTAGTCGGATAACGTTCCGCAGTCAACTGGATCAGGTCGTGTTCCTGCTGCGCGGTCAATGCTCTTGTGAAATCAACACCAGCCATCTATTAGTGCTCCTGGCACACCGCAAGGCTGGCTTGAGAGGTCATACGCCTAGGGAATAATACCGAGTTCGCGGGCAGCCGCGTCCGCCTCCTCGTCGCGCTCTGCGTCCGTCATGTCCTTTTTGGCGGCACGCGGTATAGCGCGTTGCGAGGGCGTAGCGATGCGCTGCCCGTCGCGGGCTAGTATTTCCTTGCGTAATTTCGCCTCAGCCTGCCGTGCGAGTGCATCCGGGCGGACGGCGTTCAGCGCGCTTTTCATTGCCTCGTCCAGCGCCATGCCTTCATCCCCGTCGCCCGCCTGCATCAGCCGCGTGGCGATCCGGTAGACCTTGCTCCGTGCAGCGTCCTCATCGCTGTCTTCAATCAAAGCGTCCGTCTTGCCGAAGTCCGGGTAGAACTCTGTATCGAGGCCGTCGAAAAACGCATTCACCGTCCGCAGTTGCTGTCTTGTGCGCTCGCCATTGGCGCCCTGTTCGTAGGCATCGAGCCGCTGCACAAGCGCCGGCACCTGGCTTGCCGCATCAAGAGCCGCCTTGTAGCTTCTCGCCGCCGCCGAATCGGGTCTGCCAAACAGTTCCGTGAGCGTCGCGTCGTCCGGGGGCGCAAATGCAGTTTGAGTACTGCCCGCGCCTGTGGAGGCCGAGTTGCCACGGTCGGGCTGTGCGCCAAGCGTCGCCAGTTGCTCCCTTATTGCCGCCATCTCGCGGGCAACTTTGCCCTGCTGCTTCGATGACAGCGAGCGGGCACGCTCGTACGCCTTCGCCTCGTGCTCGGTCATGCGGTCGATTGCATCGTCCGCTACGCCGAGCTCCTTCGCCGCGTCAATCTGTTTGCGGGAAGGGCGGAACTGTTCTTTGCCGGCCTGGTCTGTAGACGGGGCCTGCTTCGTCTCGGTTCCTGCTGTTTCAGTGGATTTCGGCGCCGCCGCTTTGTCCTGGGAGCCGCCGCCTGCAAGCACTCTCTCAAATGCCGCATCAGCCGCCGCGTCCGGGGACTCCGCTGCACCGCCCGCATCCGCCTGAACCTGTTGTTCGTCTGCCATAACTCGTTTCCTTCAACTGCCTGACCAGACCCATTTCTGGCGGGGCAGATGTTCTCTAATGGCCCCCGCAAATTTCATCTTTGTTCGACAAGCCGCGCGCGTGTATGTACTTCAAATACGTCCGCCGGTCGGGGCAAATAGCGTTCCCCGTTGCCGGATCAAACTTCACCCCCATGTGCCCGAAAAGCTTCTCCGCTTCCTTCACCTGCTTTACGCCCACCCCCGCGTTCACGCTGACGATCTCGCCACTCTGCGCGTTGCGGGGCTGGCCGTGCTCCACGTCTAATGCTCTCTGCATCTCCGCATCGCACGTTGGGCACAGCGGCATGCGGTTGCGGTCGTCAACCGTCCTGAACTCCTCGTCAACCCTCAAACACGTTGGGCACCGATAGACATACAGCATCAGACTTCAACCCCCATTTGCTCTGCTTCGGACTCTATCGGTTGCGGCTTTGCTGGCATTCGTCTTACGATGCGGTTGTCGGGGGCCGGGCCACCTGCCGGGGCACCCGCGCCCGCACCGCTCATCTGCATTGGGGCACCACGCCTGAACATACGAGCCGCCTGACGAATACCCAATAGCTCGCCACCAACCGCTATGATCTCCTGCGTCTGCACAAGCTGCCCCTGGGCCGCACCGATCTGCATCATTGGAACCACGAGATTCTGCACAAAACCCAGCAAGTCCTGATACTGCGCGCGCGGGTCGGACGATTGCTTGGAGTACGGGTCAATGTCAAAGTTGTAGTCGAGGAACTCGCCTTCGCGCAGGTCGGGCGTCCACCGAACCGGCACGTCCACACCCGTAGTAGTAGAGATGACCATACTCCGCGACCAGATCGGATCAGTCCACCGGAAGAACGCTACCTTGCGCAGCACGTCACCCGCCGACTCCATCAGCCGCTCGCGGTAGTATGCCGTCCTGCCCCCCGCTGCCGAGCGGTTCTGTTCGTCCTGACCGAGCGTGTTTGCCTGCGGGCCAAGTCCGCCCAACAGTTCGGGATTGCCCGCTATGCGGTTGAAATAGTCATGCAGCCACGCGACAACCTGATAGTTCGCGTCGTTCGCGCCGCCGAAACTCAGTTGCTTGACCAGCGACGGATCGCTGACCTGAACAATCTCGCCGTCAATCGCGTCGCGTATCGCGTCCGTGTCCTGAGGCTTGCCCAGCGGCACGACCGCAATGTCCTTCTGCCGCTCCGCCTGCCGCTGTATCTTGCGGGCAACCGAGTTCATCAAGTCGTGCAAGTCGCGTACCACGGCCAGCAACGGCACCTGCATAAAGTTAGAGGGAACATCCCCAAGCTTGAAGTAGTCGTACGGTCCCGCTTCCGGCCCCCGATACTCCCGTTCGCCCAGATAGTGCTGCCCCTGCGCGTCCGGATCGCCCGCAACCGTTACAATCACGTGCTCGCCCGGCAGCCAGATATCGCAGAGTTGCACCTGCTCGTCATAGTAGTCGTCGAGCGAGCGCTTGCCGGTCGTCAACTCGTCCGTCCGCCCTTCGGGCACGATCTGCACCGTATTCAGGTGCTCGATCACGTCCTTGTGTTTCACAAACAGGCCGAGCGCCCGTTTCAAGCGAATCATGTAGCGGTCGCCCTGGAATGCCATCTCCTCTTCCGTGTCCGCCGTCATGTCCCCGATCCAGTTAGCAAACTTCACGCGCTCGACAAATACCATCCCCGGATCGGCAAGGTAGTTGCCCTCGTCGTCGTAGTGACGCGAGAACCGGTCGCAGATGCCGGTCTTGGTAGTCCCTTGCATGAACATACTGTCCAGCACTACCCGCCGCATCGTGCGGCTGAACTTGATTTCCTCAAGAGTCTTGTTGAGCGCCGCACGAAACACCCGCGCAAATAGCGTCAGGTCGGTGTCCTCGGTCGTAACTAGCGTTTGAGGGTTGATTGCAAGCGCCGGCTGGAGGATCGAGATGAGAGAGTTGAGCATCTGCAACGGCTCCGGCGTGCCGCCCAACTTGCCGTAGTAGCGCCCGCAGAACTTCTGCACAAACTCGCGCTCGCGGTTGCGAAACGGCTCAAGCGTCGCGTCCTGCTCCTTGATCTTCTCGGTGAGCTTGAGCGCGCTTGAGGTCTTAGATGTCTGGATTTCGGGGGCCTCTACCATACCTCCGGCTCCTTGCTCCGCCTGTCGGCGTTCCTGTGCCGCTGCATAAACCATTCACTCGTATACGCCTTAGGCCGACCGACTCGCGGATTCTTGTAAGGCGGGCTGTCCATGCAGGCACGGATCGAAAGACCCGACCCGATCACCAAGTCCCCGTGCTGCTTCCGGGCCATCGTGTTCAGGTCTTTGTGCTTCGATAGTGTGGCCCGCCCGCTCTCGTCGTAGATGTACATGCGAAGTTGATCGAGCAGGTCGGCGCTATGCACAATCACACTTCGCGCCGATAGCACATCCACTTCCGCACCGTCCGCTGCCCCCTCGAGCCGATCCCCTACCCTGTCCATAAGCAGGGCGCTTGAGTTCTCGCCGTGCACCCATCCGATGCGCCCGCCCGACGCAGTCTCCACCATCTTGTCCGGCGCAGTGTTCCGCCACAGATTCGTATAGCCCAGGTCGAGCATCGAACGGATCGCGGTAACACCGTGCATCTTCTGCACACAGCACACCAAAGCATCGTTATAGTATTTTGCGATTGCAACCGCTACGCGGCCGAGATTAGCAGGCGTGATGTTGTTTGAATTGAACTCGAATGCCTGTTCCATGTTCTGGACGGCAAACCCTTCGATTGTAGAGTCCGACTGGCCCGTGCCGGCGCCTACGTCCATCCCGATCCCGAACGTCATTACCGCACTGTCCGCGCCCGCCGGCAGCTCCATCGGCAGTTGATCGGGCGGTATCCAGATGCGGATGCGCCCGTCGCTCTTCTCATACAACGTGCCGTCCGACGCCACTTCCATTCGCTTGAGCGGCTGCCGCACGTTGCCCCGCTGCGCCTCGATCCACGAGCCGTCGAATACCCCCTCGCCCGCCTGCGCGTCCGCCTCACGCAGCATTTCCTTGCGCCACCGCCACGAGGTCACCCCGCCCAGCAGCCGGGCAAGCTGCGCTATCGTCGCCGAGTTAAGTCCTATGGGGTCGGCGTCCATGTCTATATCCAAACGCACCAGACCTGTTGATAGCGGTCTTGCTACCAATCCCGGCATCAGTCTGGTTGATTCGACGATTTGCATTCCACGTCCCTGTTGCATCCCGAAAAAGAGAAGGGGTAGCTCTTGCTTGTGCACAAGAACTACCCCTTGCTCTTGAATTCGCTCGACGGATCAGGCCGAGTTTATTCGGGATTATTCAGTTGTCGAAAACGTCTACCGCCCCTTGCCCTTCTTGCCCTTGCGTGGCTTCTTACACATCTACTTCTTGCCCTTCGCGTCTTTCACGCCCGCGCGCAGCGTCACCAAGCCAAGGCCCCCCAGGATGCCGTTGACCACGCCCTGAAACGCGCTTAACTCCGGCACTATCGAGCACAAAAGATTCCAGCCCGCTACTACCGCGCCAACAATGTAAGTCTTCTTGCCAGTCAGCATTGTTCTGTCCTTTCAATCAATTCAGAATGTCAGTTCATATTGTCGTCGCACAGCTTCCGAAACGGCCCTGGATTCGCCGTCGATATTGCATACACCCACGTCCCCGTGCCCCGCAGACCCGGCATTGCCGCCGCATACGCATTCCCAAACTCCGGCTGAAAACCGCACTCGTCCGAAAACAAACCCGACGGCGTATGGCTGCGAATGATGTCACCGCCCTCAGGAATTGCCCATAGCATCGAGTTCTGGAACGGCAGCTCGATCTTCGCCGTTGTGAAGTTCCGGGCAAGCTTCACCTGCGGCATCGTTATCTCCAGACCCGGTATGTGCCGGATGATGAACTTGCACCGCCCTAGCAGCCCCGTGGCCGCATACTCGTTCCCAATAGCGTCGTCTTCCCGTTTCGATTGCAAGAATACCAACCGTCCAGGATGGAACAACACGTCCCATACGGACACCATACACCCGAACCACGTCGCCATGATCTGACGGCACTTGTCCCCCACCAGGCCAGTGCATTCGATCATCGCGCCCGTCTTCGGACACTTCAGCGTCAATTCCCGGTTGTAGATTGCATGCCATACCGCAAACATCCATCTCAAATGCGGCCGATCCGCCGGAAATGGCTTGATCGCCGTCTGCTTGTCGTGCTGATCCAGCGTGTGCCCAAAATACCGCGCAAACACATACGGGTCACGACTCGCCATCTCCCATCGTACCTTCAGCAGCATCTTCTGCCGCTGCGTCGGCGACAGGCTCGATAAGTCCGGCAACCCCGCCAATAGTGAACTCGGCGTCTCTAATGTCGCCGTCAAGTTGTCCGCTGATTGCGTGCTCAAGACGCTTCAATTCCTCTGGGCCGTATCCCTTGAAGTCCATCGTAATGTTCACGTCGACCCGGCTGCGCTCGCCCCCGATCCCCGCCAGCCGTGCCGCCTCGCGCAGCGCCGGCAGCGGATCGTGCATCTCAACCGCTCGGTGCTCGCTCCCGTCTTTCTCTTTCGTCACCCGCGCCTTCGAGATCGCAAGCGTGTTCACCCCGTCGTTCCGAAGCTCGCACAGCGTCTTCTCGCCCTTAACATACGATTCCACGTCCGCTATGTCCACCCCCGCCGCTATCTCGCCCACCCGCGTCTTGATCCAGTCCTCCGTCAGCCCGCTTATCGTCATCAACTCCTGGATCGCAGTCGCTACCTTCGGAATGCGTTTGAGAACCCAAGCATTGCTCGCAGCATATTTCCCCCCCGCATACCCCGCCGATATGTAGGACTGCGTTGCGTTGAACCGCGTCGGCCCCCCAACGTAGTTCATCACAAAAGCCTGCTGCTTGAGACTCAAAGACCAAAACGCCGGAAATTCTTTCCTCTTCTGCGCCAACACCGGCATGTGCACCGCCGGCTTCCACACCACCGCCGACTCGCCCGGCCCGTATCGTATCGTGGCCGCTTTCGGTTTATTGTGCGACTTGCGGGCGGTGGCTTTAGACAGCATAGTTCCCCATCCTGCGGTCGGCAAGCTCGCCGAGCTTCGACTTGTTCCAGTTCTCGATGCGCGAGTTGTAACCTACAATCCGGGATACGTGATAAAGCAGGTTGATCCCCATGATCCCCGCCTCCACGTCCCGCCACGCGTTCCCCTCTACCATCTCCACCGGAACCAGCACGACCCCATCGCACCGCTGGATCGCAATAGGGTCATGAGCACAGTCAACCCCCTTCAGGAAGCGGTGGTTGCTAATCTTGTCGAAGAAGTCCCGAAGCGTCATACTGATTCTCCCACATCTTGAGTTTCTTCGGAATGGGCCAATACATCGAATCCCGCACGATCTGTTGAATCTCGCGTCGGACAATGGCCTTCATGGCCCGAACAAACTCCGGATCGCTGTTGGCGTCGCGCTGCATCGCGGCAGCATACTCCGCAAATGCCGGGTCAGCCGCAGTAATCTCAATCAGGTCAGCTGTCATGCCGTTGATCCTATCGCCGCACGAGCTACCTTTCGGTAGCAACTCAGGCACAAGTCCAAATCGTTGCCGGCCACGTGCCAAGTGTAGAGATCGCAATCCTGGGCGTCGCAAAGGTCGCACAAGAGCTCTGCGGTTTTCACCCACTTGGCAACTCTGTCGGCCAAGCCCAGATCGACTATCACCTTCTCCGCCCATGCCCGCGCCTCAGACTCGCCCAGAACCGTGAAATGCTTCGTTGTGGCAACAACATCCTGTGGTGGCGCTATCACCGCCCAAGTACTGCCATCAGGCTTATACCAATGCACAAGCCGGTAGCCGTTGCCAAGGAATAGTTCCATGTCAATTTCGGCAATCATTCGCTTCTCCACTTCCCTCTACGAGAAGTATACTCCGCTTTCCCACCAAAGTCAAGCGGAATGTTCAGAAAACACAACATATTTAGTGGATTTGTTTGGACATGCCCCGTTTCCGCACCGACATATTCCCGCCACTTGACAGCCCCCCGGCCACGCAGCATCGTTTTTAACGGCGGTACAGGGCACCCAGAGGCGTTCCGATTCGCTTTTAGTCCAAGGATAGCCCGAAGAGACCCCGACGAAATAAGCAAGGCCACCCCGAAGAGCGGCCCGCGTAATCCCCCTAGCCAGCCTAAGCGAACTATCCCAGCAGCAGCCCCGTGCCAACACCCCGAATGAACGTGTCCCGATACTCCACGCATTTGAGGCCACTGCCGTCCGGCTTCTCGTCCCCGCCTATCCCGATCAACAAGTCTTCTACCGTAATCCTGACCTCATGCGCACTGCACTGCGCGTTCACACTCGCATACGCCTGCTCGATAGCACGCCGAATGTCCGGCGCGAACCGCTCCCACGCAACCCCGGAACTATCCCCCGGCGATACCCGCCACCTGATCTGCGTTCGACCTACTACCGCTTTGTTGTCCATCGTCTTGCCCTTTCTGAAGTTATCCACAAACCGCGTATAATACGCACACCCACCGCACCCTCGTTTCCCAGATTCCCTTTGCCTAGCTCTCTTCATGCCTCACAAAACCTTCGACCGCACCACCCCCTGACAGCAATCCTCGCACAACGCCACCCGATTCCCATCCCCGTCCCACCAGCGCCCCGTCGTCTTCATCCCGCACAGCACACACGGATAGTCCGCCGGCAACTTGTGCCCTTTCACTTTGTTTGTCGCGTCTTTTGTCCTGTCGGTCATCGCTCTGTCCTTTCTGCCCCGCTGGGCCACTCTTTACTTCACCCGCCGGTAATTGTTTCCCCGGTTGCCCCCAATACCAATACCAATTCTCATCTCATCCCTCATCCATCCATCCGTCCAGACCCACACCCCGTACTCATGTGCGCACCTTGACTCTCTCCGAAAGAGCCTGTACGAAAGAGGTGTCCATCAGCCCCTTGTTTGCGGGTTGAGTCCGCGAAACCCGAACAAGGGGTAGGCGCCGACTTCCTAGTCGGCACCAAATTCACATCCTCTTATCATACATGGTTACATTAGAGTATGTTTTTGGCACTGGTCAGCACCCCCGACCTGTATGTTTTTGGCACTGGAACCCCTTTTCGGACTACCTGAAATGGCACGTAAAAACCAGTTCCGAACCCCCGCGCCCACCCACCATCCACAACCCCCGATCCTCCATCAACACCCGATATCGTTTCCCCGCCCTCAACGAAATACCAACCATATCGCACAACACCCCTATCCCCACCGCCTCACTCTTCCCGGTCTTCGATGTCCTTTCCAAGCTCAACGCACACCCATACATCAACTTGCACCCCGACGGCACCCCCCCGTCCCGCAATACCTCGTCCGGGATCATGATGTACTCCCGCTCGCCAAAATCCGGCACCTGACAGCACAGCCCCCGCCCATGCGCCGACCTCCCGATCCGCCCCGTGTGCTCGAGTACCTCCAAGGCAAGTTGAACAGTCAGCCTCTTGGCACCCATCTCCTCGGCTAAGTGCTGCGCCGACGGAAATACCTGTCCCGGAGTAAAATGCTGGTAGCGTTGAAGAAGAGAGTAGGCGATCTTGGCGGTTGGCGTGAACCTATACCAGTGGCCGTTTTTGTTCACCGGCCCCCATTTCAGAACCTTCAGTCCTATTTTCAGATACATACTGGCTTCCTCTCAAAATGCACCCCCCGCGCGGCAGGAAGCTGGCGGGTTAGCAAGACCCGCAGCCGCGCGAAGGGCACCGATGTGCTAATTATACACCATGTTCCCACCATATTCAACCTGAAAATGCAGGACATTGTGGAATAGTTATGCGTGCCAGTGCCACGTTGTCAAGAACACGTTGCAGAACAGGAAAAGGCTAATCTGCCCTATTTCGTGATGTGAAAAATTGTGGTAGTCGTGCTAGTACGAGAGCGCGGCCCTAGGGAACCGGTTTCCCGCACCCGCACTCGCTTTCGTGCCTCGCGCGCGCCTGCCTGCGCCTGCGCGCGTGCGATCATTGATGCCTGGAAACCGCGTATAACGCTCCTTATACGCGGTTATTGGGCACTAAACAGGGCATAAAGGGGGGTAAATGGGGCTTATATCGCCTCTAATAACTGCGTATAACAGGCGCGGGGCGCGGAAGGTGCGGTTCCAGGGCCGCTGGCGAGCGTGCTAACACGGCGCAGCAGGCTACTATCGTGTATCGCCAAAAGAGAGAAGTAGCCGCCTCTCTCTACCGAAGACAACTATTCACAACTGACTGTGTGGTCATGGCTGACTCCAAGGTCACAACTGACTCTATAGTCACAACGGGGTGTTGCGTCCCATTATGGAGCTGGGGGCGGCTCCGGTGTCTTATCATGTTGTGCCTTGTCACGGAGCGGGTGCTTGTGTTGCCGATCAAATGGGCATCAAATGGGCATCAAACAGCCTACTTATTATACGCGGTTCATGTCTATTTGCAGATTTATTTTGTCGCTAATCCCTATGGCTGGCGTGGCTAAATACGATTGTTGAGGGAATCTCAGAAAATAACAGTTGACAACAGCACGATCATGGTTTATAATGATACTGTCGGGTGCAGGGTGCACCGACCGGGGCTTGCCCGATGCAAGCGGCCCTTGTTTCACGGGGTTATGCAATGGACTATGCAGAAATGACGGTTGCGGAATTGCGGAGCGAAGCGCGGCGGCGCAGCATCAGCACGGGCTTGTGGATTGCGGGTGCAAGCAAGGCGGCGCTTGTGGAGGCGCTTGAAACGGGCGCGGCGCCGGAAGCTGCTGCTAACAGCAATGCTAACAGCGATCTTGCAAGCGTGATAGCGGCCGCGGTGCAATCGCACCTCAATATCACGCCGGAGCTTGACGTTGATGAGGTGCGGCGCATAGCACGCGAAGAGGCGCAAGCGGCGCAGGCGGGTGCGGTGCGGCCGGTGGAAGTGCGGGTGCCGGGGAAAGCGCCCGTGCTTGTCGGGGTGCAGCATGCCCAATTCGATACGCTCTTGCAGATGATCGGCGCCGACGTGCCTGTATACATGGTGGGGCCTGCCGGAAGCGGGAAAACCTACTCGGCGGAATCGGCGGCGCTTGCGCTGTCATTGCCGTACTACTGTCAGTCGGTATGCCAGCAAACGACGGCAAGTTATTTGATCGGGTACATGGATGCAAATGGCCGGTATGTTAGCAGTCTCTTCCGGCAGGCATTCGAAGGCGGCGGGGTTTACCTTCTCGATGAAATCGACGCCGGAAACCCCAATGTGCTTTGTATGCTCAATGCCGCGATTTCAAACGGCATATGCGCCTTTCCCGATGGCATGATCAAGCGGCACGGCGATTTCCGCCTGATAGCGGCCGCAAACACGTACGGCACGGGTGCGAATCGGAAGTACGTCGGGCGCAACCAGCTCGACGCTGCAAGCCTTGACAGGTACGCGTACCTTGACTGGCAGTATGATGAGGCATTGGAAACGGCAATTTGCCCGAATCGGCAATGGGGCGCCTTTGTGCAGGCGGTGCGGCACGCGGCGGCGGAGCTTGAGCTACAGGTTGTCATATCGCCTCGTGCAAGCCTGAACGGAGCGAAGCTGTTAGCGGCCGGGATGGACGCGGAAGCGGTTGCGAAAGCGGTTGTCTTCAAGGGTATGGATAGTGATACGGCGCGCAAGCTACAGGCGCGGGTTCAGGAAAGTGGGGTGCGGTATGCAGCGTAAACGAAGATCAACACGGCGCAGCAGCATACCGGCAATGCCGAGAATACCGGAAACCTACAGGCGGGATTTTGATAGCCTTGAGGAATGCGTATCGTTTGCGGCAAGTGAACCGACGGGCGCAGTGCGGCGCGCAAGCAGGGAAGATGGATCACGCGATTGGAACGGAAACGTTGACTTCGCGGGCGCGGTTGCCTTGACGCAAACCGGGTGGGTAGACGGGGTGAACCGAATGCGCGCCATTGCCGATAGAATCTATGACAGAATAGCGCCGCATGTTAGCACGTTCATGAACACGGAGCTTGCCGTTACCGGCGCCGGCGTTGATATCGGCGCTTATGTCAGCGGTGAACCCGAATGTATGCTTGAATTTGTAGCATCGGAAGTGCGGCGGGTGCGGCACGTCGATATCGTGGTGAACGTGATAGCCATGGGGTGCGTACCGGCCGATGCTATTGTGAACCGGGGCGCGGCAATCCTTGCCTGCATTGAAGCGTTGGAGCATGCTGGTTGTACAGTAGCGGTAACGGCCATTGCCGCGGCCGTTGATCATGACACGCGATATGATTTCAGGATTGCGCTCAAGGCGCCTGGCGTACCGATGGACACTGACAGGCTTGCATTTGTTCTTTCGCACCCGGCCATGCTGCGCCGGATACTGTTTGGTTGCATTGAGAATATGCCAAAGTTCTTCGCGCAAACATTCACGGCCAATGGCTATGGCAGTGCCGCAGAAATCGAACCCGATAGCGGGGCGGCTTACTTCCGGCAGGCGCAGAGCAATGATAGCGACGAATCCGGCGCAACGGAGCGCGCATTGGAAGTACTCCATACAAACGGACTTTTGAACGATGATAGCACGTGCTAACATCGACGGCAACGATACCTTTTAGTTTCACAAAGGGGATTGAAATGCAGCTTTACGAACAATACCGGCCTGCAACATGGGCGGACGTGGTGGGGCAGGACAAGGCGATAGCCAAGATCAGCGCCTTGCGGCCGCGGGGGCTGTGCGGGCGCGCGTACTGGATCAGCGGGCAGAGCGGCACCGGGAAAACGACAATCGCGCGCCTGTTGGCCGCGGAAGTGGCAAGCGATATGGGCGTGCAGGAATTGGATGCAACGGGCCTGCGCCCGGAATCACTGCGCGACATCGAGGGGGGCTTACAATATCTAGGCTGGGGCAAACCGGGCCGCGCGTTGATCGTCAACGAGGCGCACGGGCTGCGCAAGGATACGATTCGGCAACTACTAGTCATGTTGGAGCGGCTGCCGCGCCATGCAATGGTGATCTTCACGACGACTTGCGATGGGCAAGCCACACTGTTTGAAGATTGCGACGATGCAAGCCCGCTCTTGTCCAGGTGCATTGAAATACCGCTTGCGCGGCGCGACCTGGCAAAAGCTTTTGCGGAGCGGGCGCACAGCATAGCGGTGAAAGAGAATCTGAACGGGCAACCGATTGAGGCATATCTCAAGTTGGCGCGTGAATGCGGGAACAACCTGCGCGCGATGTTGCAGAAGATCGAAAGTGGCGTGATGTTGGTTTAAGGCGGCGCCTTCGGGCGCCAAAGAAAAGGGGATACAATGGCAAAAACGGACGACGATGAGGCCCGGCGGCTGAGCAGTGAGATCAACCGCTGGTTAGCGGGCAAACCAAAGCGCCGGCTGTCGGCGCGGCAGCAGGCGGTACGAGATAGGCGCGAGGCGCTGCGCAGGCAGATATTTGGCGAGCAGCAATAACACCCGCCACGGCGGGGCCAGCCGGCGGCGTGCCGGCAAAACGGAGAATCGGCATGATATCGCGTGAAAAAATGATCGCACAATGTGCTACGGACGAGACCATCAATACATTGAATGCGCTAGCAGTTGGCATCGTTCTAGGTCAGCAAGAGCCAGACCCCGCAAATGTCTATGATGTGGTGCGGACGGCAACGGGTGAGGCGGCCGAGCGGTTGGGTTTTGAGGAGTACGCCGGCTACGGCGATGACTCCACCGAGGGAGTAATTATGCGGCGGCGTATGAGGGGACGATGGGAGTACGTCAACCTGTGGCTGTCGTTTGATGGCGTCGGCGGAAAACTCACCGACGAGTGGCCGTATGTAGAGCTGGCGCCTGTGGGATTTGACAACCAGGTAGATGACGCGTACGAGCAGATAATGGCCGACCGGGAAGAATAACACTCGCCTGACGGCGGGGCCAGCCGGCGGCGTGCCGGTGCAAGGAAAACAGAGATGAACGCAACACGAGAACAGGTAGAAACACTGGGTTTCGAGGCGAAAATCGCAGTCCAAAATCACATGACAAAGGCGCAGGTGCGCGAGTATTTCACCCGCGACGTGGAGCGGATATGGCCGGGCACCACCAGCGAGCTGGACTACGATGTGGAGGCGCTGACGGCGGAGGCCCTGCGGCTCATGGCCGAGATCAGCGACGACGAATCCTGACCGCTTTCGGCGCGTGCGGGCGCCTGCACAACCCCCGGCCGCAATCACGGGGGCAAATGGAGAATGGAAATGCCAATAATGACATCGGTCTGCCGGGACGGAAAGCACTTGCCCCTCGACTGGACGCCCGAACTATGGGACGGCATCGAAACCGAGTTGCGGGCGCAGGGCCAGGGCCAAAGCCTCGATAAGGGGCGGGCTGTGTTTCAGCGGGGCTGCACCATCGGGACCAGTGAGTTTCACGCGGGCGACATCTACACCTGCTGTCGCGTTCCAAGCGCGTATCAGCCGGACAAATGGGATGTGCTCGACGAAAAATGACCCCCCCGCCCGTGCTCGCCGCAGGAGCCTAGGCCGTGCAAGTCGGCGCGGGCGCACAGTGGCCGAGTGTGGGATTGAACGGAAACAGAACGGAGAACGGAGTAAGACTATGGGCGCAGACCTGCAAATCCATGTTCTCGACGGCGCAACCGAAGCCGAGTTGGCCGAGTTCCAGAGCAGCACGTTGGGCAGCGACTATTTCTCGTGGAACCGGGATGTTCTTTCTGATCGGTGGGACGAGCTGTTCGACAAAATCGGCAACACGCCTAGCGTTTGGGTCGGCGAGGTCAGTTGGCTCAAGGCCGGGTTGACGGGCGACGGGGCCACCTACATTCCGTCGCTATGCGAGGCGGTGTCGTCCTGCTTTGAACACGACCTGATGCTGTGCGATGAGGCGTTTATTGCGCGGATGGAAGCCGCAATCGCTGCGGCCGGGCCAAACAGCACATCGTACAAGACCGCACCGGGCGAGGAGGTCTTGGCGTTCCTGCGCGCGCACAAGGGCAAACGCGTGTTCACGATTTCGTGGTAAAAACGTACGCCTCCTGCTGCTCTGGCGGTGCGATTTCCCCTCGCGGCCTTGAAAGAGCAGCAGGAGGCAAGATTTCAGGGGGAATGAAAGGAAAAGACAATGATGGACTCAATAACGCAGGCGCGATACGACCGGCACTTCCGGCGGATAGACGCCCGTGCAATGCGCGAGGGTGGAAACACCGTCGCAGAGCGGCTGGCGTGGCTCGACCGGCATTACGAGGCGCACCGGCGTACCGCCCCGATGAAAACGTTGCTCGTGGAAATCCAACTGCTGAACCGCTACAAACACGTACAGGCACAGGCAATCGCGGCGAACATTGAAGAAAGGAAAAGCAGATGAAACACTGGACACTGGCGGAATGGCAGCAGGCAACGAACTCGCTCTACGTGACGCTGGACGCGCCGCGCCGGCAGGCGGTGGAGGCGTGCGAAACGGCACTGGTCGTACTGCAAGCAACGGGGCTGGCGGCGGGCAATGCGATCATACAGGACATCATCATGCGCAAACTCGAATGGGCAATCGAGGCAAACAAGGAAATGGGAACAGAAAGCGAGGAATCATGAACGTCAAACGACAATGCAACTGTTGCGGGCACACATGGGCATCTTCGAAGGCGCGGCCGCGCCAGTGCCCCAGGTGCAACTGCACGGTGTATGATCGGGCGCTCGGCTCGAATCAGATAGCCGTGGCCCGGCTGCGGCACAAGCTGCGACTTCAAGAGCAAATGGCCGACCTCGCCCGCATGGAGCAGGAGACGGTAAACCAGAGCGCTGAAGATAGCACCCCTGAATAGTGCTTGACTTTGGCGGGATTCGGGTGTATACTTGCAATATACGGATTGAGCTCTGCTCGAAACGGAGTGAACCAATGACCGCTGGCAGTTTCACCCAGGCTTCTGCAATCGAACACGCCAAAGCACTTAACGGCGCCGGGAGGGGCGAGCAATCGCCCGTGAAACCCTCGGCGCCGTTTTTGTGCGCTTGCCGCTCAACACAGCAATAAATATCAACTATTACCGGACGTTGTGCTGTGGCGGGCGGGGCGGAAGAGACCGAGATGAGACAGGAGATGAACAATGACACGCACGGAACTTATCGCCCGGAATCAGAAGGCAAGGACGTGCCTCAAGTGCCACAAAACATTTGAGTCTGACGGCCCGCACAACAGGCGGTGCAGGGAATGTGAGAAAGAACTGCAACGAGTGGATCGGGACGAATAGTTTTCGTGCGGGGCCGGGATGTGCCTCTATTGAAACAAACCGGGTGGCGTCCGAAACCGCTGGGCTGCCCGGCCCCGCGCTTTTTTGAACACAACAGAAAGGAACACCACGATGCCCGAAACCCAACACCCCGACAAGCACGGCAAAGTCTATCCCCTCCGCAGTGCGTTCCTCCGCATTCACGCCGGGGAAGCCGAAGCGGATGGGCAGACGTATGAGCTCTCCACCTCGACGAGCGCAACACCGCTTATCCTGAGCAAGACAAGCGGCCACACGTGGGGTATCTCATGGCAGGAGCTGCTCGACATGGCCATTGCCGCAGGCGTGGACGTGCCCGACGCCGCCGAACACCTTCCCGCCGGATTCGGCGTTGTCCCACCGGAAGCCCTCTGCATCGAGGACGCCGAAGACAAGGAGACCCCCAATGCCCTTCAAAATCACGATTGAATGCGACGACCCCGACAACAAGTTTTCGGCCACAGTCTGTACCGATGACGAGGAGAAATAATGCAGAATCCCGTTGACCTGATGATCGTCCGGCATATCGCCACCACCGGTCTGCGCATCCGTGCCGACCTGCTGGCGGAACAACTTCGGCGCCGGCGGCTGGAACTGCTGGCGATGCGGGGGAAGAAGAATGAGACCTAAAACGGTGGGATACGTGGTGTTGAATCAGCACGGCCAGCCCAGGCGACTAAGTTGTGGAAATCTGGTCGCCGGTGGAGACGAAAACACCATTTTCGCCACACGGGGCGAAGTGGGGCGAGCCATTCGGCAGACAAAGCGAGACTGTGGGGCAATGGGGCTAAACTGGCACATCGATGAGTGGCGCATCGTTCGCTTGGTTGAGCCGCCGAAGCAGGGGAAGAAGAATGAGACCTAAAACAGTAGCCTCCTGTTCCTGCTGCCACGATGTCGGCCCGATACATGCCGCGCGCAAATGCCACCGGTGCTACATGCGGCTCTGGGAACAGGCTCGGCGCAGGGTCAGGGCGAAACCCCAACCCGTGCCGATAGTCGTCGGCACCTGTGCGCGTCGGGGCTGCAACAAGCCCGTGCTGGCACCCCGGCGCAAGTTTTGCTCTGTCCTCTGCGGACGGCTCTCTCACCGGCAGCGACAGATTGACCTGCTCAAGGACGAAACCGTTCGTCAGGCGCAGCGGAACAAGGCCACTCGCAAGCAGCGCACGTGCTTGCGCTGTGACAGAACCTTTATGTCCGAAGGCAATTGGAATCGTGTGTGTCCCCGGTGTGCGCGCAATGCCGAGGACAATCCCCCGCCGGCGGTGCAGACGGGCAGATTCGTCGGGCACGGGCAACACATTCACGAAACGTAAGGAGACCAAATGAAACACAATGACGTACTCGGTCGAATCACCTTCGCGTCCATAATGGCAACGGAGCGCGGGACGATGCAGAACCATGACAAGGGGTACGCCCGCGACCTGGTGCGGCTGCATCTGGCGCAAGTCCAGACTGATCACCCCGACGCCAAGAGCCGGGAAATGCTCAAGATCATCTGGCAAGAGGTAACAGGGTGGAAAAACTATGTCAGAGAATGAACCCGTTGTCCCTATCGTCCTTATCGACCCCGTGCCCTATCAAAAGATAATGGCGGCCTACAACGAGGCGGTAGCCGGGACGCCGCTGCCAAGGGTGCTCAGGATCGGCGAAGACCGCAAACTGCACTTGCAGGCCCGATGGCTGGAGGACTTGTTTCGTGACAACTACGCCGAGGTGTTCCGCAAGGCGGCGCAGTCCCCGCTAATGCGTGGCGAACTATGGTCGCCTACGCACCGGCACTGGAAGGCGGACTTTGACTGGCTCATTTCCAACGACGGCCGCTACGTCAAGGTGCTGGAGGGCCGGTACGACAAAGAGCAGCCCGCGCCCGGCAATACCGACGAGCAGTTCATCGCGGAATACTACGCGCATGCCCGCACCCGCGAGGGTGCATTCTTGACGCAAAGCGAGATCAGGTATCAGCGGGATCACGACGGCCTGTTGGCCAAAGAGCGCGGCATCACACTGAGACAGTTGATCGAATCATGGCAAAAGGCAAAAGGAGTCCTGAAATGACCGATGCAGTAGAACGTTTTCGGGTGACCCGTGATGGGGCGACGGTACGGATCGAAACGGCCGTGCGCCCGTGGGACGAGAAGTTCCAGGTGCTGGCGTTTACGCACCAGTGCAACAATGAGGCCACTGCCGAGTGCATCCGCTACAAAGTCGACGAGTTACTCGGCGCCCTGATGGAAACGGTTCGGCGCCAAGCGTACAACCAGGGCCATGACGACGGCCGGGCAAAGCGTAAAAAGATGAACGCTTTCTCCGTTTGCGCCAGGGTGCAGGAAGACAGCTGCTGGCGGGAGGCATAACAATGGCCAAGCGTAACCGCGACAAGATCGAGATTGAGCGGATGGGGACGAAGTGGTATTGGGCATATTGCTCTCCGGTTATTATCTTGTGTCCTAGCGCGGCGAGCTTTACAACCAGGGCTAAAGTATTGCGTGCCGCCCGCCGGTTTGCGGCCAAGTTCATCGACCCGCCCCCTATCGTAGATCAAAAGGAGTAGGCAATGGCAAAGCGCAAGCAGGAACAGATCGTGATTGGTGGCGGTAAAGGGTGGTGTTGGTGGCGGTATATCGTTGATTCCAAGGTAATATGCAGCACGGAAACAACCATGCCTCGCAGCGACACCCTTCGTTCTGCCCGCCGGTTTGCGGCGAAGTTCATAGACCCGCCCCCCATCGTGGATAAAAAGGAATAGCAGATGTATTACATCGAGGTCTCGCGGTTCGAGCACGGGTATGACGAATATGGCTGGATGCTGTGCATCAAGCGCGGGGCGCATCTGGCGGCATTTTGGGAAATCGACTACAAGACCAAATCGTCTGCCGTGCGTGGCGCGCGCAGGCTGTCGGCGCTGTTCAAGACCCCGCTCAAGATCGTGGTTGAGGAGTAGCAATGAAGAACAAACGGTTCAAGATCGCGGTAAAGGCGGAGTACGAGAACGAGTGGTATTGGGTGCTCCGTGAGGGCGATGAACCCGTATCGTTTATAAACGGTATGTACTCCGACAAAGCATCCTGTCTTGAAGATGCCGAGGCATTCGCAGCCGAGTTCAAAAACCCGCCCGAAGTGGTGGTAGAGGAATAACAATGGCAACCTGCGACCGTTGCGGAATCGAAACCGGCAAGCCGCGCAAAAAGATGATGCCAATGTTGTTTGACGCGGGCGAGAAACGCTTTTGCGACCTCTGCTGGCACGTTACGGCGGCGGAACAGGAAGAAACGCACGGCATGCGGCACCTCTGTCTCAAGATCAAGGAAAGCGAATAATGGGAATCACCGCAAAAGAACGCGAACTGCTCACCAACTCTCGGCGGGCATGCTACATGTCCTGCCCGTGGCGCCACTTTCTGGCCTACGAACTCGGAATGCGCCCCCGCACCGATATGCCGGCACTGCGCATCGGCTCTTGCGTCCATACCGCGCTCGACCTGCACAACAAGGGCGCAAACCCCGGACAGGCAATCTCAGAAGCCCTTGCTTCGTTTGTGCAGGACGAATGGGACGACCCCGAACGCATAGCGGCAATGCTCACCGGCTACTGGTGGCGTTGGCAAAATGACGTAACGGCGGCCGTCGCCTCCGAACTCACGCTCTACATGCCGCTGACCAATCCTGACACCGGGCTGCCCTCGCGTACATTCACGGTTGCGATGAAGGCCGACGTGATAGTCACTCTTCACGACTCTCGTCTTGCGCTGATGGAACACAAAACCACCAGCGAGGACATTGCCCCCGACAGCGACTACTGGAAACGCTTGCGAATCGACGCGCAGATTTCGACCTACATGTTGGGGGCGCGCCATAACGGATATGATGTGCAGACCGTGGTCTACGATGTGCTGCGCAAGCCCCTCCTTCGGCCCAAACAGGTGCCCATGCTCGACGATCAAGGGCTGAAGATCGTCCGCGATGCCGCAACTGGGGAGCGCCTCTTCAAGAAGGACGGCGCCCCGCGCCTCTCCGCCGACGCGGGGATGAAACTCGAAGTGCGGGGCGAGGAACCGCACGAATACCAAACCCGCCTGATGGAGGACATCTACTCAAGGCCCGACTACTACTACGCCCGCCGCGAAATCCCGCGAATCAAGTCCGATTTGGAGGACGCGCAGCGCGACCTGTGGAACGTGGCGAAACTCATCCGCGAAAGCCAACTCAACAACTGGTGGCCACGTAACGATCACGCCTGCAAAGGATTTGGCACCTGCCCCTATTTCAGATTATGTGTTGAAGGATACGACCCGAAAACCGGCGAAGTGCCGGACGGATTCGAGTTTGTAAGCGAACTGCATCCCGAACTGAAAGGAGAATGAGCAGTATGGCAAAAGGACTATCTGCACCGATGTTCCCCCCCGGATCGTCGCCGCCGCCCCCGCCGGGATCATCATCGACGCCCGTCGGCAAGGCCCCGACACTTGGCCGGGTGACGCCCCGCTTCCGTGCCCCCAAGATCATCCTCAACGCCGTCGAAGGATTCGGCAAGACAAGTTGCGCGGCGTATGCCCCCGAACCCGCTATCTTCCAAGCGCGTGGCGAGACAGGTTACGAAACGCTGTTGGGTGTCGGCCTTGTGCCGTCGGTTGATAGCGCCCGCATCGAGACGTGGGGCGACTGTTTGGCCCTGCTCGATGAGATGATAGCCGGCAGTGACCATCACAAGACTATCGCTCTCGATGCGATAGGCGGGCTTGAACGCTTGTGTCACGAGTTTGTGTGTGCCCGCGATTTCGGCAACGATTGGGGCGAGCGTGGGTTCTCAAGCTTTCAAAAAGGCTACGATGTCAGTATCTCGGAATGGCTGAAGTTCCTGCAACGCCTCGAAACACTCAACGGGCGCGGAGCAACCATCCTGATACTCGGCCATTGCCGGGTGAAGACATTCAAAAACCCGATGGGCGCCGACTTCGACCGTTACACCAGCGACGTGCATGACAAGACGTGGGGCGCGACCGCTAAGTGGGCGGACGCCGTGCTCTTCGGGAACTTTCTCACGTGTGTCGAGCAAGCCAAACGCGACGAAGGGAATGTGCTCAAAAAAGGCAAGGGCATCGGGGGAGATAAGCGGGTAATTTACACTACGCGCACCGACGCCTACGACGCTAAGAACCGTTACAACATGCCGGGCCGAATCGACCTAGTGGACGATCACCCCGAAACCAACTGGGTGTGCATCTGGAACGCAATCAGAAAGGAGACTACGAATGGCGCAGTTCAGTGAGGGCTACTATAAGGGGCAGCTTGTGCAATGGGGGCTGGCCACCATTGGCAAGAACAACACGCCCTTCCTCGGACTCACGTTTCGTGTCACGGAGCGTGGCGACGGGGGCCAGTGGGTGCCGTTGGATCAAGCAGTAGAACGCACAGCCAAGTTCTTTTTGACGGCGAATGCCATAGAACGCAGCAGCCACGACCTGGAGTATCTTGGGATGACGGGCAGTCCATCGTGTGCCATGTTCCCCGATGAACTGAAACAGAGCATCCTGTTGTTGCAATGCAAACATCGGCACGATGGCGACAGGACGTTTGAGGATTGGTGTGTGCCGATGGACGATCACGGCGACGATACGGTTGACCCCGGCATCGTTGACGCGGTAGACGCGCGGTGGGATGCGCTCAAGAGGGCGAATCCTGCCCCGCCGCCTGTGCCGAAGAAGGATGTGCCGACTATGTCGGCCCCGTCCGGGGTAGGTGTGTTCGCAAGCATTGACGACGCGATAGCCGAGTGCAAACGAAACAGGATCGACGCCGAAGAACTCAAGGCCATGCTCAAGGCGGAAGGGCGCACCGGCTGGAATGGCCCCCGCGACACGCCGCTTGTGCGGAGTTTTATCGCGCACGTCATCGACCAACAGTTGTCGGAGCCGCAGCCGCCCGCAACGTCGTCAGACGAGTTCGGCGAGATACCGTTCTAACAGGAGACAACATGTCCGACATCCGCCGCTTGATCGCAATAGACCCCGGCACGACCGAATCGGCATACGTCGTGATGGAAGGCTCGACGGTGCTGGCTCACGGAATTGTTTCCAACATGGCGATGCTGGCTAGGATAACTGTGCTGCCAGACGCCGATGCGAGTCTGGCCGTAGAGCACATGGCGTACGAGATGGTAGCCTGCTACGGCATGCCGGTGGGGCGCGAGGTATTCGAGACGTGCGTATGGATCGGACGATTCATAGAGGCGTTCCGGGGCGAGGCGACCCCGATCTATCGCACGGATGTCAAAAGCCGTCTGTGTCATTCGCCCAAGGCGAAAGACCCCAACATCCGGCAAGCTCTGCTCGACCTCTACGGCGGCAAGGAAAAGGCAATCGGCAAGAAGAAAACCCCCGGCCCGCTCTACGGGATTCACTCGCACGAATGGGCGGCCTTGGCGGTCGCGGTAACGTTCGGAATGAAAGAACTATGGCAGGTGGACTCGCGCTTATGTCCTTTATGCCCGGTGGGTGAGGCGCTCCCGCCGGGCGCCGAGCCTTTTTCAAAGGAGACAACATGAACGAGACCTGGTTTAAGCTTGACGAACGCGACAGACTCGTCACCATCGCCGTTGTGAAAATGACGCCCTGTTTCCTGTGGTACAAAGACAAGGGTACCGCGCGGCGTTCTCCCCGCTTCGGCTGGTACACTACGAAGGCAGAGGCGGTCGAGGGGAGGCGCAAGCTGCTGGAAGCCGAAGTGAGTTATGCGTGGGACAGGTTTGCGAAGAGCCGGATTGAGTTGGACGAGTTCAAAAGACTTAACGGAGAATAGAAATGAAATGCTCAGGATGTGGATGTATCGACCCGAACCCCTTCGAGGTAGACGGCAAGGTCATGTGCCGGATATGCTACTTCAGCGACCACCTCGGCAAACTCAAGGTGCAAATCCTTGACGAGTTTGTGGAATTCGAGAAGCGAATCAAGGCACTGGAATCGGTGAAGCCGACGGGGCCGCCGTGGCCCGTGCACTATTACAAGGACTGCTACGGCGGCGCCCCCCCGGCCACGGGCTGCGATTGCTGCACGGCAGACCAACAGGCGGAATGCGAGCGGGACAGGAAGACCATTGCGCCCGTGACGGTGACTGAAGGCGGTGTCGATCCGACCGGGAAGGACTTCTCCGAATTCAAGCCCTACGTGCCACCACCGCTGTCAGAACCCGATCAGCGCCTGAACAAGGCCATCGCGGTAGCGGAACGGTTGACGACCGAGAACGAAAAGCTCAAGGCCGAGATAGCCACGCTCAGGGCGAGGTGGACGTGTCCGCCCTTCGACAGCAGGCGCCTTGAACCAAGTGATTTCAACAAGACGATGCATGAGATGATCGAAAAGTACCGCAAGGAGCACCCTACATTCCCGCCGCAGTGGGACTCGAATGCTTTCACGACGACTTACCCGATAGAGTATCAGAAGCTCAAGGCAGAGAACGCCTACCTGACAGCAGAATCATCGTTCCATGCCCAACATCAAACAGAAGCGGAAAATGCGGTAAAGCGACGAGACGCCGAGATCGAAAAGCTCAGGGCGCGAGTCCGTGCGCAAACGGAGCAGACCGCAATTACGGCCAGCGAGGTTGCCAAGAGTATCGCCGAGCACCTGGAACACCTGGACATCGACATTGGGGATCAACTCGGCAAGCACACCATCGAGCAGATTGTACTCGGTATTGTTGCGGACAAAACGTTCGAGATAGACGACCTGAAAGCCAAGCTGGACGCGGCCCCGAAATGCCCGAATTGGGGAAACTGCACGGACGAGGGGTTTCGCTTTGTGCATGCCGTAGTTCTCAGTGAGGGCGCCCACGAGAAGTTGAAAGCGGCGGCCAAGCGGCACACGATTGAATACTGGACAGAGGACATGCGTTACGTAATGCGGTGTGATGGTGAGACGCTGTTCACCTCGTCTCTTGGGTGGTTTCACGCATTGGGCGGTGTCATCAATGCACACAAAGACGCCCTGAACCTCGACATCGTGCATTTGCCGGCGGCACCGGCCGAGGAGACCAAACCGTGAATGTAACCGACATCGTTAGAGAGTGGCTGTTAGCGCACGGCTACGAAGGGCTGTGCAGTGAAAACTGTGGCTGCGATGTTGACGACCTCGCGCCGTGCCGTGGCGACAACTGTTTCGCCGATTGTGTGCCTGCCTACCGCGTGAGCGATTGCGGTGTCCCCGAATGCGAGTGTGCAGGGACGCTGCACTACCACCCCAACAAGGAGGCCAAACCGTGACCGCACCCAAGGTAGTCAAGACGTTCCAGTATTTCCGCATCGAGGAGGACGGCGAATTCAAGGGGCATCCCTGCTACCGCATCGTCAACAAAAAGGCCGGCAACGACATCGGGACAATCGGCTGGTATCTCCCGTGGCGACGGTTCATCTTGTCGCCTGAAATAGCCACGGCATGGTCTTCCGACTGCCTTGAAAACATCGTGGGGTTCCTGAAAGAGTTGAACAAGGAGAGCAAACCATGAACAAAATCGGATGGTGCGATGTTACCTGGTCACCCGTTACTGGCTGCAAGCCGGATTATCCCTGCTGGGAAAGATGCTGGGCGCGTCGCATGGCGAACCGGCTGAAGGGGCGATACGGATACGACAGGGATGAACCGTTCCGCCCGACGTGTCATCCTGACAAACTCGACGAGCCGCTGCACTGGAAGAAGCCGAGGGTCATCTTCGCTATCAGTATGGGCGATTTGCTTGCCGATGGTGTGCCCAACGAATGGATAGCCCCTGTGCTTGACGTAGTATGTGACGCCCGATGTGAACAACATACGTTTGTGCTGTTGACAAAGCGACCTGATCGCTGGCCACACTTTCTGGAGTGGGCGTCAGAGCACTGGGGAAACTCCCCGCTGGATGTAATGCTCGAAGTAAAAGGGCATATCCCCAACCTCGTCATCGGCACATCGGTCTCAACGCAGGCCGAATGGGACGAGCGGGTGCCGCTGCTGTGCACGATACCGGCTTGGAAGCGAATCGTATCAGTTGAGCCGATGCTGGGTGCGATTGACATGCGGCAGGTGTTGGGGCTGGAATGGTGCGGTGCAGCGGGGTGGATACGGAACCGCGAGGCAGTGTTGAGCGGCTACGAGGTGCCGGTGCATGGCGTGATCTGCGGCGGCGAATCCGGCCCCGGCGCGAGGCCGATGGATTTGCGGTGGGCGCGAGACCTCAGAGACCAATGCAAGGCCGCCGGTGTGTGCTTCTACATGAAGCAGATTGACAAGAAGACCCCGATACCAGAAGACCTCATGATAAGGGAGTTACCATTTGCCGTACAAAGATAAACAACAAGCCAGAGAAGCGGCCCATGTTCGGTATCTGAGGCGCAAAGAACGGTTGCGGCTAACATATCACGGCCCCGGGAGAGGACATCACGGACATAACCTTCGCGGGGCGCAACACTATCGCTGGAATCAGGGCAAGTTGCGCGATCAACACGGTTACATCCTAATCCGGGTTGGTAGAACGCATGCCTTTGCTGATCCCAATGGGTATGTGCACGAACACATTCTGGTGATGTTCGCCGCAACTGGCAAGCGTCTTGAGACGGGACAGATTGTCCATCACCTGAACTACGACAAAGGGGATAACAGACTCGACAATCTCCAAGTCATGACTTGTGGAGAACACAATGCTCTGCACAACAAGATAGACAGAACACGTGGAACCGACGGTCGCTTTTACCCAAAACGCGCCGGTCGCCTTCTCGACGGCAAGCTGCATAGCGACCTATGCTGGGAGGCCAAATCATGAGCATCACGTTTACCCGCAGCAAGTACGTCTGCAACTTTTGCTGGCCCGGTGCCTTGATCCTGACCGTTGCGGGCCAGTCGTTCGGTGTCTGTGTCCACACGTGGGGAATCCGGCTGATGTTGGGCTGTATCCATGTCTGCATCCATTTTGACAAGGAGGCCAAATCATGACCGAAGTAGAAGCCAAACGTATCGCCGAGGAGCGGCGCGATGCGTGGGAATCTACTTGCCGCCAGGTATTTCTGGTGCGCCTGACGGCCGATCTGCGCGCGTTCTACGAGGACATCTGTTTTGACGAGGACGGCAACCCAATCGGCGACGGCGCCGGCAAGATCGCCGAGATTGCACGCGAGGAAGTGGATGCGTGGGAAAAGGAACAAAGATGATGCGAGCCAAGACACTTGGATATATGGTAGTCGATGATAAGTACCACCCGCTGACACTGCTGCGTTACGAGCACCGCCGGGCCTTGGGCACAGCCTGGTCAGGGTTCTCAAGGATCGGCACACTGTTTGTCACGCGCAAGGCGGCTGTGCATGCGATGGGGGACAAGCGATTCGGCCCAGCCATCGGCTGGAGCATTATCCGCGTGGTGTCGGAACCGCGAGAGGAGACACGATGATCGAATACCTGATGTGGTTTGTCTCAATCATATCCCTAGTAGGCACTATCGCCAACGTCTACCAGCGCCGCTGGTGCTTCGGGGTGTGGGCTGTCACGAATGCACTGTGGGTGATCTACGATATCCACAAAACCGCATATCCCCAGGCGGCGCTGATGTTCACCTACTGGCTGCTGGCTCTGTGGGGGCTGAAGAAATGGAAGGCAAAGGCAACACAATGAAACACGACAACATATCTCACCCCGCGCACTACACGTCCGGCTCGGTTGAGTGCATCGACGCCATCGAAGCGGCGAAGTTGCTCAAAGGATTCTGCCTGGGCAACGTCATAAAATACATCTGGCGCCACAAGCAGAAAAACGGGCTGGAAGACCTGAAGAAAGCGCAGTGGTATCTCAATCATTATATTGAAAGGCTTGAAGGGAAATGACTACCCACGACATCGACCGTCTGATAGCCAACTGCACCGCTAGTATCTGCATCGACCCCGCCCTGGTTGACGCATACGACCGGCGAGCCGCGGCGGTGAATAAGCACGTGCGCAAGCTGGTTGAGGAACTGCGGCCCGGCGGTGCAAGTGAAGACCCTGTTTACCGATGCACCGGCTGCGGCTCGACCGCCCGGCCTTGTGCAAATTGTGCGTGGAAATACATCGGCAGGAAAGTGATATGAAAGAAAAGGAGACTCAATCATGACCAACGAACCTGACACGCCGTACGCTGACGAGTTGATCCGTGGTTGGATTGCGGAGGTGATAGGTGTCAACAAAGAGAAGAACTCGGCTGAATTCACGGCCTTCGAAGCAACCCTCGACACGGCCGGCAAAGGGCGCTCCATCGAACATGCCGTCCAAGATGAGAGCGCAAAGGAAAAGCAGTGACCATAGCAAAGTGCGCGCAATGCCGGCGCAAGTTCTACGTCGACAGGGGCGGTTTTTTATGCAGAGCGTGTGGAAAAACCTACTGCCCTTCCTGCCAGGAGAGGCACGAAGGCGAGCGTGACTTCTGCGTTAAATGCTGGATGGATCGCTTGGCAAAGGAGACCCCATGACCTTTGAATTCACCGAGGCAGCAGCCAAGTTCGGAATAGACCTGAAGCGCTGGAAAGACGACGACAAGATGAAACTCATCGAGAGCGTAGCCCAGCGGATACAATTTGCGAAGCCCGACCTCTCTCTCGCGTCTATCATGATCAACCTTGTGAAGTGCATACAGAACGGTAAGTTCAAACTCTACTTTGACAGGCGCAGGGGATACGTCCTCACGGATGAAAAGGGAAAGGAGTTGAAATGACCCGCGATGATCTGATGGACATGCTGCCTAAAACGTTCTACATGAGCGGCGGCACACTGATGTTTTGCACCTATCACGAACGCCTGATGAAGAAGATGGGCATCGACGTTGACCTGCTGCTGTCGTGCATCGAGGACTGCATCTACGACGAGGAGATCGACTACAGCGCGGCGGTAGACGAGTATTTCGAGGAGAAGGAGACGACAGGTGAATGATCTACGGGAACGTCTGGCCACACTAGCCCATGAGCAGTGGTCAGGATGGATGAAGTATTTGTTTGAGAAATGTTTCCACAACAACGCAGGAGAATGTGTGATTCCTCTATGGGCCGAGGAGCGCTGGAGACATCAGGTGGACACTGCATATGCAGACCTAACTGAAGAGGAAAAAGAGAGTGATCGTAAAGAGGCAGATCGTGTAGTAGCAATACTTAGTGATATAAAGGAGACTCAAAGTGAATGACAAACTACCCGACGACGTGCGCGTGATCGACGAGGTGGCGGAGAGCCTGTCCGAGTTCGCAGGCAAGCCATATCACAAGCCCACATTCTTCGCCGAGATTCTTGCGGCGGCGCAGACGTTTGCCGGCGAGGAAGGCAAGAAGAAGGACGCCGAGATAGCCCGGCTCAAGACCGAGGTCGAGAAACTAAAAACCGAACTATCCGATGGCGATGATTGGCAGCAACGCGCGAAGGATTACCTCGCAGGTGGTGGTTGTCCAATATGCTTTTGCTCTGATGAGGAGGGCCACACGCCTAAGTGCCTCTGGGGGATGGCGGAACTTGAGATAGCCCGGCTCAAGGCCGAGGGCAAAACGCAGCACGACGGCGATTGTACGTTCTACGCGCTCATGATCAGCGGCTCTTGCACCGACGGTATCTGCACCTGTGGCTTCGCGCACTCGAAATATGGCGGCGCGATTACGGATTGGTTTTCGACAGAACGGATCGCGTCGATGAACCCAAAAGGAGACGGGCAATGAGCAACGCCACCGATCCAACGCATCTTGTGCCGGTAACAACAGCCTCTGATGAGAAGTGCATCAGATGTGGGCGCGTACTTTACGAAATGCGCCTTTGGATGAACAACGTCGGGCCGTACTGTTTTCCATGCACCCAGAAGAAACAGAAAGGAGGCCCCGATGCCGAAGCTGATTGAGTGGTGCGGTGATTGCTCTCTCTGCAAGGTAGTAAACAACGATTGTGTCTGTCGCTACGAAGGCATTTACCGCGAGATTGATGCACATCACTTCCCTACCTGGTGCCCGCGCAAGGACGGGGTGCCCGTGCCTGAACCTTACAGCGACAGCAATCCGCCGAGGTTGAATGACATCGTACTGGTGGAACTCGAAGACACCAAACAGATAGGCTTTGTAGAGTGTGTGAGGGTGGAGACCAAAAGTTGCAACGTGCGCCTTGCCTACTCGCATCCTTGCGAACCATGCACTGAGCGTTTCATGACGCATGCCCTTACCCTGCTCTACAGGCCGGAATCAACGCCATGACCGCATACTACAACGAGTTTGACCCCAACGCGGCGGCGTGGCTTCGGGAATTGATCCGTAACGAGTTGATCGCGCCGGGCGACGTAGACGAGAGGAACATCACGGATGTCAGAACAGACGACCTCAAGGGATACGTGCAGTGCCACTTCTTCTGTGGAATCGCAGGCTGGCCGTACGCTCTGCGTCTCGCCGGTTGGCCCGACGACCGATCTGTTTGGACATGTTCTCTACCCTGCCAGCCGTTCTCGGCGGCGGGCAAGCACAAAGGTTCGGCGGACAAGCGGCACCTCTGGCCCGAAATGTTCAGGCTCATCCGCGAGTGCAGACCTGACACGATCTTTGGAGAACAGGTTCCTGCGGCGATTGGACACGGATGGCTCGATGGAATATGCGATGACCTGGAAGCGGAAGGCTACGCCTGCGGGGCGATCGTACTGCCAGCTTGCAGCGTCGGGGCACCGCACATCCGGCACAGGATTTGGTGGGTGGCCGACGCCGAATGCGCACGATGGGCGAAGGCCGGGGGCGGACTTGACATCAACACAAGGAGCGAATCTGGCACGAGACGCGGTGTTGTGGATTACCGGCTGGCCAAGTCCGAACACACGGGATCACCACGCGCAGGGGGCGACACACAACCAGAAGGCTCATTCATCGAGCCTTGCAACGCTGATAGAGAAGAAGGCGCCACCGGTAGTGGGTTGGTCAACGCCGAGAGCAAACGAGCGGAGCCAGAGCAACAGCAGGGATGCGGGGGTTGCGTTGAGCAAGCAGGTTGCTGGTCTGACTACGACCTCCTCCCCTGCCGGGACGGAAAAGCGCGGCGTGTTAAATCCGGCGTTGAGCCGCTGGTTACAAGGCTATCCAAAGGCATGGGACAGGGCAGCGATAATGGCGAGCCGGACGTTGACGCCACGGCGGAAGCGCGCGTCATGCGGCTCAGAGGCTACGGAAACTCTATAGTCGCACCGTTGGCGGCTGAATTCATTTTGGCATATAGGGAGACAATCAATGATACCGAATCACGTTGAGTTCCATCAGGATGTAGCGATTCTGAAGCTGACACAAAGAAAGACGGCCATTGTAGACATCGCCGACTATCCGCTCGTGGCGGGGCACAGGTGGCATGTGCACAAGGCGCCCCACCAGTATTATGCCTACACAAACGTCCCAACACCGGACGGGAAGCAGACGATCCTGCAAATGCACAGATTGCTCTTGCCCGACGCGGCAGAGATCGATCACGTCGATCACGACGGGTTGAATAATCAGCGGGGCAACCTGCGGGAATGCACGAGAGCACAGAACAACATGAACAGCCGCAAGCGTAAGGATGGTTCTTCCCATTACAAAGGCGTATGCTGGGATAAAGCAAAACGGAAATGGTGGGCACAGATCAAGGCCGATCACGTTCAGATTTTTCTCGGCTACTTTACAAGCGAGATCGAGGCCGCGCATGCGTATGACGACGACGCCCGTGAGCGTTTTGGCGAGTTCGCATGTCTGAACTTTCCCGAAAGGGCAGAGGCAATGGCACGGCAATGGGGAACCCTATGAGCCTTGACAGAGCCATCGAGCATGGCAAATCGCACCGCCGGCCCTATCGGGGATCGAAAGCGGTAGACGGCTCGTGCAGGAACCACGGCAGATGCGATTGGTGCAAGCGCAACCGCGAGCACAAACAGAAAAGGCAGGAACCGATAGAAGAGGAATGAAAGGAATGCTGATCTACACAAGCAACGCGGACGGCCAGAAACTCGACCATGTGAAACGGCTCGGCATGGGCATTCTGATAGCCAGCAGCGCGAATCGTTGCCCCTCGCGCCGCTACCGAGAGGTGCCTTGTGCGCTCGATAACGGCGCATTCCAGTGTTGGCGGCGCGGTTTTCCCTTCCAAGTTGATATATTCCGGCGGACTATTGCAGATGCGTACCGCATGGGGCTGTCGCTCGATTTCATTGTATGCCCGGATATCGTGGCTGCCGGCAAGCGCTCGCTTGAGTTTTCGCTGAGTTGGCGGGCGGGCGAGTTGCTGTCGGCCCCGCGCGTGGCGTTTGTGGTGCAGGATGGCATGAGTATCCAAGACCTGCGAGAAAACAGCATCCCCCAGAAGTTCACGCACTTGTTTGTTGGCGGCACCCTGGAGTGGAAGTGGCAGACTGCTCCGATGTGGATTGACTACGCTCACCATAACGGAATGCAGGCGCACATAGGGCGCTGCGGCACGTTTGACCGCCTGACCCAGGCTAACGCAATGAAGGCCGATAGTGTAGACAGTAGCAGTATAGCGCGCAATGACTCATGGCACATCGTCGAGGAATTCAGCGGAATTACACAGCATCCCCTGTTTAATAAATAATCACCGTGCCCCGGCCGTTCGGTTGCTCGATTCTCCTTGACGGGCGGTCGGGGTGCGGATAATTTAGGAGAGTAAATGCCAACAGTGCGGATCATTCAGGGCCATGTGCTTGCGGCGCTCAAAACGCTGCCCGACGAATCGGTGCATGTCTGCTGCTCGTCGCCTCCTTACTGGGGCCTCAGAAGTTACGGAACCGACCCCCAAATCTGGGGCGGC